TATTTTACCAGCAAACCTACCTATAGTTCTTTTGTTATCTAAAACATCTATGACATCTCCTGGCTTGAGATAAGATCCAAGCGAGCTGGTAACAAAAGACAATAGTTCCGTCTCCATGTTTGCGCCTTTGACTAAAAAGTCAGCAGCCCTTTTTGCTTGAGCTTGAGAAGTTATTCCAAACCCATCTATGGTTTGCTCTATGATATTATTCTCTTGTATGGATTTCCTGTCCTCAGAATGTTCCATTTTTGCTCTAAACATATTGTACTTGTCCACGTATTTTATCTTACATGAATTAGTTCTGCTTGTTTTCGGCGTACTAGAATAAGAGAATCCTTCTTTGGATATATTATTGTTAGCAAACAACATTACTGAATCTTTTTTCTGATCCTGAAAGAAGTTGATTGCGCCCCCTGACCAATAAGCAAAAGCTCTAAATATCGCAGCAAATTCATTTATTAACTTAAAGGCATTTTGGGAGTTCATTAAAAATGCATTCAATGTGTACCTTGGCTCAACCAATGGATAGTCTATTTCTACAGCGCACTCCCCTGACTCCTGAGCTGGGTTTCTCTCTAGTATTATTTTCTTGCCAGATAATGTTGTTCCAATTATTTTAATAGATTCGCATATTCCGTGATTATAATAAATTGCTAGTTTTTTATTCGTGTGATTATATTCGCTCTGAAAATCCGCATCATCATAAGGGCCCTCTGCGGTTATTGATATGGTATTTTCTCCGGACAAAGAGAATTTTCTTTTAGGAGTTTTCGAGCTGTAACCAGTCGGAATAAACTCATCGCAATATTTCGCTATCCTGTAAAGAGTCCATCTATCTATATTTTCGGGCTTTATTCCAAATTTACCTACTCCATATCTTTTGCTTGATATTAAATCATACAAACACCAGGCTGGGTTGTCGGTCCAAAGTTTTGCTTCTTCAGGGACCGGATCTTCTTTAGATGCTTGCCCTTTGAATCTTCCACCCCAGTTTCCATCGTACTGCCTTGTTTCCGGGTCGTAATTACTTGGAACTGCCACTTTCTTTAACTTTAGGTGGTAGTTTCTTTTTGGTATTGAGGCTACATCTTTTGCATTAACTCTAGTGCCAATAACAACCGAGTTTGGGTAACTCAACTGAACTGGGGTTATTTCCGTAATAGCTGCAAGTAAAAATTTCTCTTTGTATCTTGCCGCTTGTTCACCTTCTTTTACTGGATTCCTTTCTCTATTGAGCTTGTAAACTTTAATGTCTCTATCTTTTCTTGAAGGATTTGGCGGCAAGTATATTTTTATATCTTTCCTATATGGGGAAGTTGCGACACCATAAATGTATACGTCGGTAGAATAAGGTATTTCCCCCTGGTTGCCATATTTTATCCTGAACTTGGCCTTGTTTGGCCATATCTCACCTGCGTTTTCTATTTTTTCTCCTATTTTAAATGCGTCAGAAAATGCCATCCATAAAGTTACAGCTGACCAAACTACAGCATGAGCAAGAGACTCTTTTTGGTTCATGGCTACATCTAAATATCCAACCCCACCAAGGGCAGCTGCACCAGCATTAGGAAAAGGCGTAGCCACCAACCCCATTGCATTATTTATGGCCGAAGTCTTAACCGTTCCACTAAAAATAGCCTGATATATATAATAGGCGCCCAATGCACCAGCAATAAATGTCCACAATTTCCCTATTTGATAAGTTACTTCTACAGAATCTCCTTCGTAAATATAAGCCAACTCATCAATTTGAACAGTAACATAAACCTCCTCCACCAAGGGGTTTATTATAGCGTGACTTACGTAATATTCCTCCTCTGATGTTCTAATTGTTTGTTGGTCGGCGGTGCCAGCTAATAAAAATATCTTACTTATTAAATCTGCACGATCCTCCGCATCTGCTCCTGGGCCACCTGCTCCATTTTTAATATCTTTTACTCCATTTATTTCTATCTTCTGCCACAATCCTGCAATATTTCCAGGTGTAATATCTTCCTCATTAAACCAGTTCTTAGATGAAACATCTTCATCTTCTGTATACTTCATTATATACAATGGGTCGGTTGTCACCTCTTTGTCGCTGTCGCGCTCTTTTGCAGATAAAGGTTTAGTAAAATCATTAAACGTTATCGTCCTAAATTGTTCAGGCGCAAACTCTATCTGCTTTCCGGGCTCATAGTCTCCAGTTATTTTGTAAATGGTCGAGCTAACATTTGCGGTGTTTTCTACCGGCATCATTATGACTTTATTTTCGCTATTTTTATATTCTGAATTTTCATCAAATAGCCCAATGAAATCACCAGCATCTTCCCCCATTTTATAATAACCAACACCACCATCGTACTTCTTGGATCTAACCTTGTCCCCTGGTTCATAAAATTTATTATCATTAACATCAACATATTCTCCAGAAAATGTTTGGTATTGATTTATGGATTCGGTAGTTAAATAAAACTCCGCAAGCTCTCCGTTTTGGATGTAAGTTATTTCCGTATCATTGCCCTGATAGTTATGGTTGCCGTACCTATTGAATAAATTATTCAAACTAGAGTTTATTTTGTATGTGTATTTTTCTCCAGCACCCTCCTGGTATGAAACATAATCTCCTTGCGCATAAGGTTTATTTTTTTGAAACTCAGCTAAATCATTAGCGTTATCTGTTATATTATTTGTGCTTATTTCCCTAGGGCCATAAAGTGGAGCATTTATATCCTTAGTGTTTGCGCTGAACGAGTATTGAGGTTCGAGAAGAGATTGATTATCTGCGCCTATAACTTTGCTCCTGCTTTGAGCTATGTCTATATCGAACTCGTTGATGTTATATGCATCTTTTTTTGTGTTTAAATTGACCTCCTTAACCTGTGAGTCATCCAATATTACGCCTTGCAGATAATCATCTCCAGTATTTCTTAAAAACTTAGGGTCAAGAGGGTCATCTATTTTTTCTGCATTCTTATTAAACTTTAGGGTTTCTCCATTCTTGTCGCAAAAACCTTCTATTGATCCTTCGCACACTAAGTCGATTGCTTTATATATGGAAGCGGACTCAAGCTTAAACCAACCAACCCCATCACCTTTGTTAGCGTTCCTCCATCTTTGTCCAACCGGTATGGGAAAGAAACCATCATACGACTTCGACTGCTCTTTTCCCGCTATATAATCAAGTTCTCCATCTTTAGCAAAAGACACGGGATAGAAATCTCCAAATTCTATACTATCGTCGGGGGTAGGTACACTCTGTAGGCATACAAATGAACTAGTAGCTGCGTCAGATGCTTTAACCTTGTAGTTCTTATCAGCTTTTGAATTAGCAATCCAATTTCCAGGGTGCCCAATACCGGGAGTACCCATTTTTCTAACATCTACGCCCTTGAACCAGTTATACTCATAATAATAGTATCCGCCAATACTATTTCCGCTCTTTTCTTTAAACGTGGTTGTCTCTTTCCTTTGCGTGTCTGCGTCAACATATTGACCATAAACACCATCGTTTGCACCGAAATAAGTATTAGGCAATGATTTTTTAAGAAATAAGTATGCTGGATCCGAAGCCTTAAAATTACTTTTCCCGTCGAACAAATTAGAAACAAGAGAAGATAATAGTGGCCCTGCTTCAGGTATGTAGTGCTTACTATAACCTGGCACCAAACTATATAAGCCATCTTCAAAATTTATAACCCGCCCTCTTTCTGAATCATAATCATAATTTACAGTGCATGCCGATACTACATTGCTACCAATCTTCATCCTTCCGTACCCAACCGGTACAGTAGATCCTTGTTGGTATCTATTTTCTCCACCATTAAATATAAAAGATTCAGTTTGCACTGCCAAGGTAGAATCGTCTCGTTCCATAGCTTCCGCTATTTTTTTATTAACATACATGCTAGCAGCGGTTATTAATGCGGTCATTATTAGTCCTCCAGCAAATCCAGCTCCTTGCGGCATAGGAAATATATGTATATTTTCTTTTGTTGGTAACACGTAATCAACTCGATCTATAAAGTTGTCGCTTTTCTCTCTTTTTACACCATAATATATTCCTGCTTTTTCTTTCTTGTTAAGGTATGATTCTATTTCTCTATCGTTAGCGAACAGTGCAGACACAGCTTCAGACGGAGAGCTAACGTCTAGCTTCCATTCCTTACCGAACTTTTTCCCGAGTTCTCCGTGTAAAAATACCCTTTTCATCCTTTTTCCTTATGTATATTTACACTAACGATGGATGTCTGTACACTTCTTTTATTTTTGCTTGCCAGCGTTCGTCCAATAACTCTCTCCTGGATAAAATACCAGTGGCCTGATGCAAGAAGTAATCATCCCCACAATATATACCAACATGATATCTAAAATTTTTCTTTACTTGAAATAATATTACATCATGTTTTTGTAATTTTTTATCTTCTATTTTTTTTAAATTATTATTTAATATATTTATTAATAGTTTATTTGCGTCTTTATCTTCTTGTGGAAGCCAATAGTTTTCGTTCCATTTAGATATGTTTATGTTTAGTTCTTTTTTGAAATAGTCTTTGAACATACAGGTGCATTCAAAGAAGCCCTTGATGTAAGGTTTTCCAGTAAGCTTTTCTGGCTCATAGCTTTCGGGGTAATAAAGAAAAAACTTCTTGGTTATTACGCTGTAGATTAAATAAGGAATACCCATTTCCTCAGACATAGCTATATCTGGCGGAGAAGGCCTCTCGTTGCTCCTTGGATGAGAGTGGTATATTCCTACTATTGTTTTGTCTATAGAATGTTTTATGAAGCTTTTTGGCGATATTGTAAAGCAATCTCTTGGCGCCGAATGTTCATTTATTGCGGGCTCAACTGATACAGTTAAATCTTTATGAAGCAAAATAAATCCACACACTTCTTCTTCTGGATTGCTCTCTGCATGAACTATGACTTCTCTCTCAAACATTTATTTAAACTCATAAGGGTCAACTCCGGGAAAACCTCCAAAGGGAAGACCTTCTTCTGATTCGGTCCAGAACTGATCCTTACCCTCTGGGTTCTCTGTAATTCTTTTTCCGCCTCCAGCTCCTGTAGCTGAATCTGAGAATCTAAGCCTGCATCCACATAAACTTCTATCGCAATCATCTAAAACCCAATTTTCTGTATCGTAAATAGGGTTCGACCTAACACCATCATTCAGGCAAACATAAATATCAATAGGATTCAATGAAGAATCATGATCGTAAGGGACTAGCTTAACGGTATCTCCTTTGGAATAGGTAGAAGTTATAGACCAATCTGGATAAACATTTCCTTCCTCAAATTTGGCAAACTCTTTTGTTTTAAATTCGCCGCTAAAATATACTTCAGGCCCAACCATATCTTCATTATAACCGCTTGGCACAAACCTTTTATTCTTACCATTTGATATTGGCTTACCTTTATATCCACAACCTATATCTCCTCTGTACTGCCAAGGACAACTATTAGAGTATACTGTTCTAGCTGGCACGCTTGCGTTCTGCAACTCAAGCAGTGAAACCAATTCGAACTCTACTATATTATCATCTTCTTTTGTTTTTTGATTAACAAAGAAAACATCTTCACCAAAAGCCGCATCAGGATCAGGTTCGGCGTGAGGATTAAAATTATTAGGAAAATTAACTGCATCTAAATATTTAACAAATGTTTTTATTCTAGTGACTTTGTAATTAATAAAATCGTCAAAGTGATTCAGGCGCAATGAGATTACTCCTTGATGGTTTGTGAATGTTAATTTAGGTCTGGGCAATCTGCCATCTCCTTGAATCTCAAAGCCGTCAGCCTTTATAGGAAAGAAATCGTACTCCTGGCTATTGAATACTAGCTTATTTTTATATCCATTTTCTCCAGCATGAAATAAATACTGACCTTTCCCTTTTAAATCTATCTTATACAAACATATAATAGCAGAAGGATCCAGCTCGAATAAAGCTTTAATATTTTTACCTGTATCTTTCATATATATATTATAAATTAATTAATCAATAAAATCAGCAATATTAATATTATTTTGTAAATTGTATGAATAAGTTGTTCTTGGAGGAGATGCGTATATTTTTGTTATCTCTTTTGTTTGCTTTACTACTGGAAGGTATGCGAGTTCAGATCTTAGCGCCCTTACGTTTTCCGAAAATAAACTTTTACCACCAAGACCAATATACCAATTCATTCCCTCGCTACTACTAAAACTAGTATTAGATAATATATTTATATCATCAGAAGCTCCAAAATAATAAAAACAATAGAATATATGATTCTTTAATGTTTCTGGATCTCTTGAGCTTAATTGCATGCTTTCATTATCTATATAATTTCCCCACAAATTTCTTTTTAACTTGTTGTACCAATTTTTTTCTAAATAATTCTGCATTTCTTGGATAAAAACTTCATCTCTGTTTTGTCCGTTTTTGAATATAGAATCTACGTTGGAGTTTTGGTTTATCTCAAACATGCTGTTCCACTCTTTTAAAGTTTCACCCTTGCTCGCTGAAGATGTTGTTTTTGTTTTTATTAAGTCTGGCAATAACAAGCTACCAGGCCCGTTGGAATCCCCGCTTATGAAATCCCTTTTTATATCCATTGTGAAAATGCATCCTTCAAGTGACGAAGCGTAAATATCAAAAGACCCAGTTGAGCTTATTTCTTTATTTTTTATATTCACAAAAGGCATGTTACCCTTGAGAGAATATACGTTTGAAACCTTCATTATACCCTGAGGGCTCCACTCATCATCATACAAGTCTTCTAATACAAGCGATCCAGATTTCAAATATTCGTTATTACTTAATTCTGACTTCTCCGTCAACGAATCTAGTTTTCCTGTCTCAACTTCTTCTGAATTAGAAAGAGAAGATATTGAATCTCCAGGAATCCACGCAAAACCTGAAGGGTAACCAATTTTTTGATTCTCTGATGCGCTTAGTTCAACAGTTTCTTCGGAAATATATTTAACCCTCTCAACCTTCCATGCGTAATCAGAAGTAGAGCTATACTGAATTACCCCAGATATTCCACTATTATATATTCGTATATTCGAACTCGTCCCAGCGTCCATCGCAACGTGCATTCTTACATAATCATTACTTGGGTCGTTGTCACCAGAGGACATACTGTAAATATTCATATCGTCTCTTTCATTGGGTAGTTATTAAAATCTCCACTATCGACAATAAACATTCTTACATCTTTTGCTTGTCCTGGAATAATTTCTGCGTTAAAAAATACAGCTTGATTACTTACGTCTCCAGCGTTTTCAACTGGTTCGTTTTTGATAATCATTCCTGTCCAATTATACCCATCAAGTTGCACTTCAGAGGTGTTATTACTTGCGTAAGAAACTTGAATCTTCTTGTCTCCATAACTCACTTGTGTTGCAGGTAACGAGGATTGCAGTAAATTGTTTATGTCATTATCCTGGCCTGCATCTATAACCCCCTGCACTAAGGAATGAAAAACGCCTAGAGCTCCAGATATTCCTAGGTTCCCATAAGCTTCATACCAATTAGGTTGCATATTATTCAACATTGCCGCGTAAGCTAAAGAAGAGTCCTTTAATCCTTGGTAAATATTCTGAACTGTCACTACATCAGTAGTGTTAATCTCTATCGTTTTCTTCTTACTTAAAAAATAGTCATTCTGTATTTTTTTCAATACTGAAAGGTCGGGCTCTATAAAGTTTTCGTCATTATTCAAGAAGTCTCTATCAACCGGCTCGCAGATAAACTCTCCTTCTAATTTAAACTTTGGCGAACAATAAGAAGATATAGCTTTTGAGTTGTACTTTACCGTCACATCTTCTTCACCTTTCTCTTCAAAATACTGAGCATCTTCAGTGTATGATTCAAATAATGACTCCCTGACTTGATAGTTATCATCACCAGACTCCTGAAACCACTGAGCTGCAGGATTAAAAGATTTCTCCGCATCATTTAATAAAACTAAATCACAATACTCATTTTCCTCCCACCATAAAATAGAAGTATTTGGGTCCTCCACACAGTTCAATACCTCAAAACCCGGAAGTATTGAAACGTTAGACTCAAACTTATCTCCAGTTCTATTCTCATAAGTTCCTGCGTTTCCACTTTCGAGCTCGGAATATAAAGGATGAAAAAAGGTATTTATATTTACTCTTTGGAATGGTTCGACAGTAAAAGGAAGTTCTTGAGTGTTACCAGTATTATATTCTGCGTAGCCTGAATATTCCGGGTACTTAAATATAGAAAATCTCAACGGGTCTTCGTTTTTAAATCCCGTTATAGTTAAAGGGAGACTACAGGTATTAATTATGGTTACAAATTTTCCGCTATCCACAGTAATTCTATCAAGCTTGCTACAGTCAAAGTCAGTAATTGGGAAACAATCCCCTTCTGGGATTATTCTTTTTGCTCCTTCTGTCAGTATATACTTTCTACCCAACTCATCTATTAAAAAGTCGCACCCAGCAATCACCGAATTTCCGGTCTCCGAAAGGCATACTCCAGACTCTTCAGTTATAAAACTCATGGGCAATATTGCAACCCCCATACGAGACTATAGTAACACTCAGCGGTGTTTGGCGTTAAAGTTATACTTGTATGTTCTCCTGGAAACTGAAGGACTCCAAAAGCCTCTGGCCCCTTGAAGCTAAAGTCTGTATCAACAACTATAGTAGAATGGTCAGCTGATTTTGCTCCTCCCGAATAATCGATAACTTTGGTACTTGTTTTTATGGTCACGCTTAAATTAGGGTTCCCCAAACTATAAACAGCCAAAAGAGGATTTCTTATTGGTTGAGAAAATGTATATGTTTGAGCTGAAGCTATGTTGCACATCTTGAAAGAATTACCCCCTGATGTCGGCGGCTTGTCTGCGAAATTCCTTAAAGCCCAAGGGTTGTATGTTGGGGCGATAGGCAACTTAGGGCTGCTATCAAAAGAAACTTTTCCATATTCTGGATGATCTATAATCAGATTTGAATTCATCCATACACTCTGGCAATCAGTTGGGTCACTATTATCCTTAGTGTCAGAATCACCTAAAGACTCCTTGCTTGATGGAATGATTATTTCAAAATTATAATTAGCATAACAATCCATCTCCTTCATTGTTTCGTCGTCTGAATTGATAAAGAGTTGAACTTTTTCAGAAAAGTCGCTCAACTTATTAGTCTTTACTCCAAAAAATAAATCAAGTTTTTCACCAGGCTTTATTGCTGGTAAATGGGAATAATCCCCTCTGTACCCATTACTAGGGGTAACGTTTCCTATGTTGTAGTCTGTTATCTGTAGGCCTGAATCTGCCTTAAATACTCTTATCGGCATACCTTTAAATGCAACACCTGTATTCTTAACTCCGTTTGTTAAATTTGAGTTTGCGGCCCACCCTCCATTTATGTCTTCTATTACGCCTTGTCTTGACACTTCGTATTGAGTATTAAATGAAGTCCACAATATATTTGAAGCCTTAGGGTCGTCTGAAAATAAATCTTGATTGTCCAAGTCGCCAAAGTATTGGCCCCCGTAACCTTTTACTATTGACCCTAATCCCTGATCTGGCTGCGTGAAAGTTAAATCCCTAACGTTTCCTCCTTTGGGTATACCTTCTTTTAATATTTCAGTAGTGTATTTTAATGCGGTGTTTTGGCCTTCGATATTAATTAATGTGTTTTTTAGTTTTACATCGTGAGGGCCACAATTATATAGAACTATCGATAGTACGTTCTGATAACCATTATCATTGGTAAGCATTTCTACAACTTTTATCAAGTCCATCATTCTGGTAACCTCGCCATTAGGGTCTCCGCCCTGCGTTATTGGAAAAAAGAATTGAGGAGTCTTACCTGGCGGCTCTAGGTATGGCGCAGGCTTATCATAGTCATAAACATAGTTTGGGGCTCGAACCGCTAGGAAACCTGGAAAGCCCACCCTAGCAAACATAAACACCGTTGGCATTTCCTCTTCATACCATGCGGGATTATCTTTACCCAGGTCAGGATTATTATAAGCTGACTTGCCGCCATCTCTTTCTTTAAATTTATATTGTTCCATTTTGGCATATGGATTTTGAGATTGATACCCATACTTCTTAAGCGTCTCGTCAGATGGTCTTCTAACCGCCAAATCCCCGCCTTTTCTTAGTTGAGCGCACATGTCAAGAGTGTATTGGCTATAAACCTGGTTATAGGGTGGCGACAATCCAGTTACGTCGGGAGTCGTAAAAATACCATCGCTCAACATAATAATAATCCTATCGGTCACATGCTCAGCTCGTGGGCTATTATAAAACTGAGCCAAGGCCTGACTAACTGCTCTAGGCGAATCTTCCGATAGTGTGTTATTAGGGTTTTTTATGTTTACGCTCTTATAAGACTGCACTTTATCGAATGAGTTAGGATAATCCGATACGTCTTGTATCACCTGCCTACTATCTGCCATCAGTATAAAACCAAGATTTACTCTTTTTTGGTCTATTTTTATTTTAAATCTATCTAGGTTCTCTAAATTATAATCATTATTTTCCAGCTCTTCCTGCAGCTCTTTTAGCGGGTCATATAATTTAGAAATTAAACTATCCAAAACCTGATTATCTGCTGGCCACGGTGGGGCCGTATCATCTCCACTCCTAGACCCAAAGCTTAATGGTGGCGCGTCGAATTCATTGTATGATTCAGTCCCAGGCACGACATAACTATCATGAGCTGTTATCATTTTCAAAACTATATCTATGGCTACTTGGTACTTTGTTTTAGTTACCCCATTAGTCTCCATAGAGGCAACTGTCATACTCCCCGTCGTGTCAACTATAAAGACTAAATCAACAGCTTTAGATTTTGCAGTTTTTGAGTCTTGATTAAGGTCAAAACCGGCACCCTTTGCAGCCATCAATTGAGAAGAAAAAGTGCAAAGCTCATGGGTCGTTATTGGGTCGTATATTTCTGCTCCATAACACGGTTTATCTTCATCTCTTCCTATTCCAAAAACATTCCTTAGATCCTCTTCTATTGAAGTTGTGGACTCTATAAATGTCGCAGATATTGTGTGATTATTTTTGTATATTATATCGTGCCCCCAACTAGGACAATAGAAGCTCGAAATATAAGGTCTGCTTGGCGAAGTGATGTAACTTCCATCTTTTAGATATGGGCGCGGCATTTGAAACCTAAACTTCTTATAACCAAGATGACTCTCGAGAAACTGCAATATTTCAGATGCTTCTTCGTCGCTTCTTTGTTCAAATGTCAAATTAAAAGTTGATAAGTTTCCATTAATACCCCTCTTGAATTTCTTGTTATAGTATTTTAGAAAACTTGATTGAATATTATCAGGCGTTTGTTCTAAACTAAATGCCAAACTTGGCTTGTGGTCAAAGTTCCTAACCTCTAACCATGGATATTTAGGTATTTCATTCGGATCCTTTAAGTAAATACTACTTCTGCCTTGGACCGCAGACACAAGCAACCAGAAATCATCCTTCGCTTCTAGTGTAAAATTCTCTAAAGGCGTAAAGATTACGTACAGGCTTTCTGCATCTATGTCTGAGTCTATCTGCATCCTTCTGTAGTTTTTAAGATAAACCTGCCTTTTTCTGGCCGCCCCAGTTGCTGGATCTATTACCTCTGACGGTATATTCGAAACATGCTCTGGTAAAAGAACCTTACTGAACATACAGTCCTCTGGGCAGACTTGCATCTTCTTCATCATGATGTTGCCACCTATTATAAAATCTTCACCCCTTATTGTTATAAACTCTTCTGTAGTCTCTTCAAAGTATTGAGCTCCATCCTCTGATTCGAATAATTCATTTCTTGGAGTTATTCTATCTACATCAGTTGGCCTCCATAATTGATCTGCCAAGTCAGTTGTGAGTAGCTCTTCCTGCCTAGGTTCTAATTCACTTTCTCCAACTTCGTCAAACCATTGCACAGAAGTGTTCTCTCCAGCAGAAGATGTTGCCCTCAAGTTCGCAACGTCTGACTCATCTCCTTCTTCAAGTATTGGCCAAAAAGCGTATTGGTTTTTTGATATTTTTTTCTTTATCTTTGTTTTTCCAACATTAAAAATAGAGTTTTTTGGATCTGCAATTGTTATGTAAACGCAATCTTCTTCTTCTATATCTACATCATCGGTAAAAGTTATTATCCCCCCAGTTATTGGAGTCAAGGGATCTTCTGGATACCTTTTGATTGTTTTTATTTTTTTGGTATCGATTGTTATAACTCCATCTCCTTCTTCCAAGGTGAAGGTGTTTAATTTGATTTGCTCGCCCTTTTTGAAGTGAGTGGTTTCGTCTATAAATATAGGTATCAGCGCATCAATTCTTTTATTGTAGCCAGCATGACTCTCCACACTTGACAGAGAGCTTTCTGTATTGCATACAAACTTAGCATTTACATTATTATTATTTCTATAAGAAATAGTATGATTAAACTGAGTGCAAGTATATTTTAAGTCATTCCTGTACGGGTACGAAAACTCAAAGTTAAACGCCGATATTTCGCTTGACAATAATCTGTCGCCCTTATAATCGAGGCTAAAAATTGACTCGTATGCAAATGATTTTTCTTGCAAAAAGTGAACAATAGCTCTAGCTTCCTTGTCTGTTCGGTTTCTAAAGTTTAATGTTAATTCCATCGGCAGTGCGTTTATTGCCATATTGGTAACATAATCTTTACCTTCTCCCATTTTTAATTCTTCATTTATTGCCACAAAGTCAGACTTGGCTCCATAGGAAGGTCTCCAGACAAAATCTTGAGTCCAATACTCTAGTCCATCCTTGCTGTTCGGGCTATTGTATGAAGTTGACTTGTGATCCTTTATGCAATAAAAGAACTTACTTAAATTTCTTACTGATGGTTTTTTGAAAATAAATGAACCAGCACTCATTCCATAAACAAATAAAACTAACTGCGCAGAAACAGCTTCATCAGGTATTGAAGTGTTGGCTATATCTAATTGTACATTATAGTATTCATTATGGTTTAATTCACTAGCCGCCATTAACCTATGGGTGTCCCTTAGATTCGGCGCATAAAGCTCAACATCACTTTTATCATAAAACTTTATACCAACACCAACACCAATAGAATCTCCAATATTAACAGATCTATCTTGGTTCTCTGTTATATATGTTTTATAATTATCTATTAAACTAGTAGACTCATTATCCTTTTTAACATATACATTAATAGAATAACCTAAATTAGGATTAAGTTTAAAAAATTCACTAATGTTTAATTCTTTACTAGTCGATATATTAAAATTTCTATCTTGAGAAAAAACTAAATCATCTATTGATAAAATATCATTTTCTGTATAATAATAATTAGGATTGTAATCTACATAAACATACTTGGCTAGAGTTACATCCTCACCCGTTTGTGCAAAATACTGTATACCTCTACCCGACAAATAAGCATCTTCTACAGGTCTATAGGAGCCAGACTCCGGGTACTCAAAAAGTTGCTCGCTAGATCCAGTTGGCTCATCCAATAACACAAGATTTGCGTCGCCGCTCTGCTGCCACCATTGTACGCAATTAACATCCAACCCTGAATTCGATATATCCATTATCTATAAGATTGTTTTATTGTTGCGGAACCTTGGAGGAACCCTCCCTCTGACACGCTTAAATTATCCTCTTCAACAACTCCATAATCCTTTAACTCTTGAGACGGCAAATCTGGATGAACCAAGCTTCCCGCTAATCTAAACTCTTTGAGTAGACCTTGATTGTTGTCTGTGAATTCTTTACTAAAACCTATGTCTGACAACTGAACCGTAACATTAGCTCTTTGCCCTGATATTTTTAAAAATGGATCTAACTTTTCCCCTCTTATTCTTATGCTAATGTCTATAGCTTCCTTGGTTACCCTTATTGGGAGCTCTCCTTCTTCGCTCATTTTTCCGCTTAGAGGTATTGGTACTTCTGGATTTCTTGTGGACGTTATGCTGTATGAAAAATCTAAAGGATATTCTATTCCTACATCAGAGGCTCCAAGTATTTTTGTATTGATTGCGTGAGGTACGCTTATTTGTTGTTCTTTTAGACATCCGTAATTTTCAATTATAGAGTCGGCCAATCCAGACTGATACAACATTCTTCCATATATATCTAAACTCAAGTTTGATTCTACAACCTGAAAGGGTTGAGCCGAAAAAGAAAGCTCTCTTAAATACGCGTCTTCAAAAATGTAGTCACCAAAGCATCCTGTTATTTTTGTTTCGTTTACTTGCGGGTAAATATTAGGATCAAGCAAGCCCGTTAAGTCTGCAAAAGTATGAAGATTTCCAGTGTTCATGTAATAGGTCACATCCAAAGAACCTCTTACTATTCCTCCTGCTGCGTAATTCCTTAAGACCTCAACTTCTCCATGCTCTATGTCTTCCTCGTACCTCAATATAGTCTCACCTGTAGATCTTACATTTATATAATAATCACCAGCAGATAAATCTTCAGTTAAGTAAAGTCCTTGTCCGCCAGGATAGGCAATTTTAGTTCCGCTTAATATATTTTCAACTGATTCTGGAAGTCTTACTCCTGGGCCATTGCGCGGACCCATCAAGAAACCCGATTCATGAGCTCCAGTAAAATGTATATCTCCAGTTTGCAATGCGAATGATATATGATAATCCTCTATAAATTTCTTTGCTTGTATCGGTTGGCTAGCAGATAAACCAGCTCTATTAGCAAAAACCATAACTGGCTCTTGGCCCTCAGAAGCCATCAACAATGGAACATCTTCGTATCTATAAAAAGGCTTACTCATCTCTTATTATAGTAAGATTTATATGTTAAATTTACAGTCATTTTCCCGTCTGTCGAAGCGGCCATGTCCTCTCCTATTAATCTCGCACTTTTAACTACATAATGCTGAATCGGAACACCAAAGCAATCGTTGATTTTTATCGCAATGTCGTGAACTGTGGGAGACTTTAAATATTTCCTCAAGCTTTGATATTCGTATTTGTCTATATCTAAACTGAAAGAAGTGTTCGTGGTTACTGGCCATGCAACATCTACCTGCGCCGGCACAGAAGAGCCTACTGTGTAAATTGGGGATATAGGTATGTCTATACTGTAGTTAAAGGATGTAACCCTATCTGTCGTCGCCCCTGCGCACTCTACAATAATGGACCCTTGATTTGGCAGCCTTATCTCAGGAAAGGGATTATCACCTGATGCGTTGTATATTCCGGCATTAGAATCTTCTGAGCCTATTGCAAATCCATCTTCCTGAAGAAATAGTCCACCCTCATCTTCTTGCTCCATAAACTCAGGAGATCCACCTATGTCTCCGAAAACTCTTATTGATGTGGATGTCGTTGGAAGTTCTCCAACGCCACAAGAAACAGAGTGGCTAGTTATGTACCCCTTATCAAAACCAAAGTATTTCTTTCCATGATGAATACTTCCAGTAAATGGCACGTCTCCCGTGAATTGTAAAAAGAAATCTTCACTGACCAATACAGAATTAATCGAAAAAGAACCCTCCAGTGGGGCGTTCAAAACAGCCATGCTCTCTGGAAATCCGCTTATGTCTCCATCTACCGCACAATCTAAACTTTCTTCTCCTAATATATTAAATCCATTCTCGTCCAATATAAAAGACCCATCAGGCTGAGCAAATCTTTCTCTATCATTATAGAAATTTTTATTTACATGACCCCAACCAAGAACATTTATTGGTCTTTCATCTATCGCATAAGAGCCCGCAACGTTTTGAACTCCTGATATTTGAGTTCCGTTTATAAAGAATTTTTGTTCATAACCTAAAACAGCTTGCCTCATGAGCTAAGTTCCCCACCTATTCTCTTTTCTTGCCTGATTACATCCAGTACGGCGCTCTTTATTTTTAATGAAAGTTGCTGCTCTTCTTCGTATGAGCTGTTAGAATTCTCTGTCGATACCGTTTCTTTTCCTGTTTGATCTATGGATACATTAACGTTTATATTGTTGGTTACTTCGCTTTTTTGTTGTGGCGCTACAGCGGCTTCTTGTTTTTGGTTGAAAGACTGATTAAGCATCTCAGCAGGATCCGCACTCTTGAGTCTGTTTGTTGGAGCTTGCTTTGGTACGGATGGAGCGGGAATTGTTGAAGGGCTACCAACTACTCCTCCTTCGTAATAACCCTGCTCACCCCTTTTGAATCCCTCTGGATTCTGTAGGGCGAAACGCATCATGTTGGGATTCTCTCTGAGAAGCTTGTCTGTTGAGCTTTTCTTTATGATAAAATCGCCCTCGGTTAATCCTACTGGCCCAACATTATCTATTCCTCCTTTGCCTTGAACAATTGGAAGCCCACCAGTAGTGTTCATGCGATTTAAATTATCATAACCAATTCTCTTTGCAACAGGAGCTGGAACGAAGCCTTCTCCCGCTGTAAGCATTGCTGGTATCGAGCCTCCAGATTGATAACCTCTTGCCCTTTTAAGCATTGATGCATTATTTTTGTCAATACCAGTTCCTTGACCCCTATGAGTCTTAGCGGTGGAACCCGTGTTCATTATTTCCCAATCATTACTACCATCCGGCTGCGGCATAAAGGCGTAATTCTTGTCGTTTATATTTAGAAATTCTCCAGACTCAATATGATTACTTACGTCTTTGTAATTTACGTTTAATCCATCGCTTCTGGCCTGCTTAAATGCATCTGAATGTTTTCCTAAACCTGTATGGCCCATGGCAGTATTTATAGTCTTATTTTTTGCCCACCCAACTGCTTTTTGAACATAAGGCGCTATTATCTCTGACATTTGGCCAATTGCAAAGCTACTCATAAACGAAAGTACAGAGCCGATTGTCTGCATTTTTTTATCGACCTTTTGGTTTTTCTTTTCCACGTCGTAAGCAGCCTTCTCTAAGAGATAATCTTTATATTCCTGCATCACTGGATCTTTAGCTAAAAACCTTGCGCTCAATCTAGGATCTCCACGCTTGATATTTACGTCTGATCTTAGGTCTAAATTGTTGAATTTATTTTTATCAAATGTTGGGGGCCCGTCATCTTTTGGCTTTTCTAAATATTTAGCCATCCCGCGAGAGACCTCATTCATAACCAGTAATTGCGTTACGCCTTGTGCGCCCCTGATGGTTCTATTTTTAGAGTTTTCGTTGTTTAGCTCTTTGGCCATTCCGCCTATTGCGAAATTCTGTATCTCTCCGCCGCTTTGTTTGAATTGCTTTGCTTTGTCTTTAGGTACGACATACTCTCCTGCCGTTAACATTGCGGGAACTTTATCTACGCCTGCTGGGCCGTCTACAAATCCGCCTTTTGCAAAGTGTTGTATTTTGCCGCCTGAGAATTTATTACTTGTAACGGCTTGACTTTTTAGAACGGGAAGTTGATTTATACCAAGTTCACTTGAGGTTTGTCGTAATGCATCAGAAAGTTTTCTCATTTTTTCATTCAGCTTTTCTATGACATCATCGACGTTAAGGTCTACATTTTCTAATTTTAAAGCCTCTTTAGCTGCCGCATTCAATTCTTCGTCTATCTCTTTTAATGGTTGAGCTGCGTTTAGCGAATAATGTTTTATTTCCTTTAGTTCGCCTTTTAGTTCTCTAAGGGCTTCTAACTCCTTTAAGTTCGATACCATCTCATCTCGTTGTTCAAGATTCCCAGGTAATTGTGTCGCGCGTGCTTTTAATGTATTTTTCTCTCCCACTCCTACTCTTGCGCTTGTAGCACTAATCAAGTCCTTAAACGCCCCAAGAGGACCGTGACCTGCTGGGGTTGGGTTATTGACTCCATCGTAAGCTCTCCCATATCCTTCTTCTGCTTCTTGACCGGTTATTTTTTTAAAATTTCTATTGAAAAGTTCAGCGCTATAATCCACGGTCATATTAGGTTGGACCTGCCCGCTTGCACTTGCGGCAAGATTCTGAATGTTAGTTCTGCCAAGAATTTGAGTGCCGCTAGGGATGTAATTGTCTGAAGTTTGTCCAGCCAACCTTTCTTGATTCGAAGGTCTTCCTTGTGCTGCAGTTGCTTTGTTAACCTGATTTCTTATATCATCAAATACACTGCCCAAAGATTCATTTTCTTCCAATTTTGCTTTAGCTCTTTCTTCTTTAATTGTTTGTTTTCCGATATTTTGTAGCCGCCTTGTAGTTTTATCAGTCTCTTTTTTTGTCACGGGCGCTATGGCGGCCATACTCTTAGCTTCAAAACCCTTGAAGGTGATACCTCCACTATCTGGAATTTTGTCTTTATAGGGCGTATCTACTGGTGTCTCTGATTCTATTTGATTTTTTAACGCTTCTGTCTGGCCCCTTATTGCAGATATTAATTCTAGATTCGAAGATATAATTTTATTGTTTACTCCGACTAAGTTTGAAGTTTCGCTAGCTATTTTTTCAGCGTCAGACTTTCCCTCTTCTCCGGTAAATGCAAATGTTAAGTTTTTGACTATTTTGTCTATATTATTTTGCGTCATTCGATCAAGTAATGTCTTAGCCAAACCAAGACCAAAATCATTCCACGCTTCTTTTGCACTCTTCGCGCCAGATCCAATGTCGTCAAACATCTGCTTGAGACCACTTCTTGCATTGTCAATTCCAATATCAACT